ACCGTCAGTATTGTTGTCTATTGTTTCGCTGTTCACACCACGAATATCGGCAGTTCCGAAAGAACCATAATCGATTCCGCTAAAGTCTATCCCGAAATCCCATCCGGCGACTCCCATTGATTTATCAGCACCGTAGATTATAGCATCAAGCGTCTGACCCGCCCCAGTAATAGCTTCGTTCATAAAATATGCACCATAACCGTTCGTAACTGTCGCATAAGCACCGGTTGATGGTAGATTGTAAATCCCATAAAACATGGCTGCGTTTGTGATAGTGTTTTCATTACCAGACGTACCTTGGTCCAGATCCATGTTGACTTCAATACCCCTTGCATATGTCCACGTTTTGGCACCGCTTGGAACCTTGTTTGTTACTCCCGTATAAATTCCCCTTGCTGCCGATAGGTTGGTTCCAACGGTAGTGTTCCCTGCCGTGAAATAACCGCCAATCACTGAGCCAGCAGCAGAGTCGATAGCGTTTACCCTTGCGTTACCCTTCACCCCAACCAATTCGCCTGTCAGAGCGTTTGTGGCGTGGGTTAAATTGTAATATAGTCCTGTTTCCCCACCGGCAACGGTCGTGGCGATTGTTCCGTCAAGAGCGTAAGTGGATGTCATTGGACCGTTAAACCTAATTCCGGTGTCAGCATCAAGGTCAAGATATCCATCATCGTCTGACTCTATAAACACATCGTTATCACCAAATAGTATGGCATTATCAAGGATTAATCGCAGTCCCGTATTTTCAACATGGCTAATATATACGTCCTGGTCATCACCGAAGTAAACTATACTCTCATCCGAAAAATATGCATTAGAAAATTCAAGATCAGCCGTACCAAGAGTTCCTTCATCAGCGACATCTGGGTTGAATTGGTCTGCGCTTATTGTTCCAGAAGCATCTATGCTGGCGGCTATCACGGTTCCTGTAAAGGTAGGAGATGCGCTACCGACCAAAAAAGTTCCCCCCGTTTCGTTTCCAACTATCGCAAAAAGTTTGGCAGATGTGTCAATCATGTCAAAGACATTTATTGCCGTTATTTTTTTCGATGTAGCACCGTCAACAAGTAGAAAAAGATCGGTTGACTGTATGTCGGCTGTCTCGCCTAAAGCCGAAACCTTTGAGTCGAGTGTTTGTTCTGACAATTTCATGGCTTGTTCGGCGGTCATTGGTTTGGGTTTTCCGATAGTGACACATCCAGACAGGAAAAATACAGCCAGAAATAGAACGAAAAAGCGTTTAGAATTTAATAAAAAATGGGATGTACTCATAATTATTCTCCAAGTATGTGTCTTCCTGTGGTTCGTAAACCAAAACCCTTGATTCAGTTATTATTATATTCATTCCGTGGACAACACCATCTCCAAATATGTCTGATTTAACTCCTATTGATTCGCCTATAGCCCAGCGCCACTTTGGTTTAAACTCCCCAGATTGATAGAGTTGATATTGATAATTCTCGACATTCGCCTTGAACTGATGGGCGTAATTCTCGCACTCCCAAATACCGTTTGTAAAAACGTAATGTCTGACACTACAATTTTCTGTTATCCTCGAAAGCCATCGCTCGACATCAAGACCCCAATTCGGATTCGTTGGCCATATAAATTGTAAGTCACCCCAAATGTTTTGGAGACGGATCTTTATGTGATCGCTTGTAAGTATCATATCGTTGCCAGATTTTTCGTTACAAATAGCTTTTTGCCTAAATCATAGTCATAGTCTGTGGTTATAAGCTCGTGCAGAAACACCTTGTCTTTTGTTGGCTTTTGTATAAGCTCATCAAACGCACTCTTGGGATATTTAAAAAGCACGATTTCCTCAACATTAGTAAGCGCAGGGGTATTGATAATCGGAGGCTCAAAATCGTCAGGCTTTTCATCAAGACCCCAATAGCCTTGAGGTGGATCATCACATATCCATGTGGCAATTATCTTGCCGGTTGAAATGTCCCTAATCGCATACACGAACGGCTCATCTGATGCTGTGACATATCGCCAATATGCCGTATAGTCTTTTTGAGCAACTCCTGTGTTATAAAGGCCAAATCTGCCGGTATAGGTCGCCCCAGCTGTACCCCCAGGGATTAGACGCATCTCGCCGTAGGTGCCTGTCGAATAGATGCTTGGAAAAGAGCAATAATCCTGCATATTGATAGCCACCGCTGTTGTTCCTGCCAATGAAGCAGAAACATTTCCATTATGGAAGTGTATCTGATTATAACCAACCGATTCGAGAGCATAATGCTCCGTGTCTATTGATACGGCAGCATAATGCTCAGAGTCAACCGAATCATCAGCAAGATCGATATTTCTGGCGTTCTTGGCATCGTGGGTGTGTCCTGTGCTGGTTTTGCAGTCATATAGTATGACATAATAATCACCAATTGCCACTCCATCGCTCGACATCGTGTCACCGGTGCAGGTCAGGGCGGTCGTCGTGTTCGAGTCGATGGTATACATATTGCCCTTTGCATCTCCGCTGGTCATCAATAGCGTATGCTCAAGATGTGCGGAATCAACAAAACCACCGGTATCTGTCAACACGGTTTCTGCAATTGTTGTAACGGTTCCGTCCACGCCAGTGCCGAGTAAAATCAAAAAAAGACTTTCAATCGCAACCCGGATAGCTGCGAACGTGGTTTCATTGTCTGGAGAGTCTGCGTCTGTTTCCGAATCCAGCACCATTCGCAGTGCGCTTATCGCTGTGAATATTTCTGCTGCCATATCTTACCTCATGGTATTATTAAGTGTGCATCGTCATCGGCCGTGCCTAAATTATCACCAGAATCGGCAATGTATCCATATAGTTTTTGCTCGGTTGTGGCGTTGTTATAGTCTGGAAATAAAACAAAATCCCCCGCTGCCGGAGTCACCCCCAAGGCGTCACAAGTGCAGGCCCCGGTGGTTGTGTTCACGCTCAGCAGGGTTTTAGCCGCAACCTTCTGCCGCATCCCTGAGTCGCAAAGTTGAAATTCAGGCAATGTAAAATTATCATACTTTGCAGCATCGGCTGCTGACACCACGAAGTTCTCACCGTCCGTAGCCGAAACAACGGTCATGGTCGGACTAATTACAGAATAAGTCCCTTTGTTGAATCCAGTATTGAGCAAATCAAAGCTGACAGTACCCTTGCGCCAATCCACATTTTTCTTGATCACCTCCATGCGCTCGGCCGACAAGCCCCTTGTGCCAGAATCAACGTCTGGAACCTTGCTATGGGTGAACGGAACAATATCACCAACCTCTGTAATCCAACGGTTGAAAAACGTCTTTAGTTTCAAGCTCATTGGGGGCGAAGCAAACCGTCCGAATATTCTATTTTTCCGCACCCCAAGCACAGACGTTGCCCTTCCCGAAATAGACGCCGGGGAATGGGATGTGTGAAGACCTTTGCTTTTTATTGTGATCGGCTTCTTTCCTGGCCCGCGATTGTTTACGCTTGTTGAATCGATATAAAACACCTCAGAATCATAGACCTCCGTGGTGGTGTTCCAATCATACTCTATCTGAATTTCATTAACGAGCGACCCCAAATTAAAATCTAATTTAGGCAAACCGATTGTGTTGTCAGCGGTAAATGATTGTACCTCATCGAGTGCCGCAAGTGGTGGCTTGAATGGTTTTATTGAAAATCTGCCAAGACCGTCTATTACAGGATAAATATTCAGTACTTTGAAAATCTCTGTCTCAAAAAAATCCTTCGCCTTTATTCGTTCGCTGATAGAAAATCTCATATAATGACTGTCACCCGGAAACCAATCATCCCTGACAGCTTCTATTCCAGCAACGTCAACAAACGAATCATCCAATCCAATGGAATTGGCTTCCGTATAAACGTCATAATCGCCATTCGTTCCGGCTCCCGTGCTTGTTATGCACTTGAGAAGTATGTCAATCGGATTGCCAGAAATTGTAACCGTTGCGTCTTCAGAACCACGAAAAATTTGGCGCTGAAACCATTTCTGGGGGTCGGTGATTGAAAACGTGTAAACAAGTCCGTCGCTGCTCAATTTTAAACCCGTCACCCATCCGACCATAATGGAGATATAATCGGAGTTCTCAAACAATCCCACATACCCGACTTTGATAGTGGTTTGTTTCCTGTGGAAATGATATGTGTCTGTTGCAAGCAGTGCGGTGATTTCATCGTTGACATCAAGTAGTTGAACTTCAACCCCGCCGATGCTTGACCGACCTTCCTCCGGTGTGATTTGCTGTGAGAGTCCAGATATGCCGACCAGATATGGACTGTATGTTGCGGATATTAAGACACCATCTGCCAATGCAGCGTTTGTGATTTTTTTTGCTGAACAATTGTCGATACTACCAACAAAATCAGTATTTCCTTGAATATAATATGCGGTATTCGTTAGGCATTGTAGATGTTCTGTGTATGTGTCATCTACTGACTTAGATTCACCAGCACCAGTACCCCCACAGTATTGCCTTACGTTTCCAGTATTATAATTCTTAACCTCAAAAGCGCATTTGTAAAATGAGCTTAATGTAAATCCTGCGGTGTTGAAGGCTAAATTCGTTGTGGTAGTTTGTATACCAGAACAATCATATTCGTCATTAATTGCATCATACGACCACCCAGTACCTTTGCTGCTAAACCAATCCGTTGAACAACCACCATCAGTTAAAATCTCAGCGCCATAACTTGCCTCATAAATAATTTCGTTATCAAGAAACGTGCCGGATATGTTTGAAAGTTCCAACTGCGATGCGGTTACGGTCACAATCGTTCCAGTTGCCCCTGATGTTGCGCCTATGATGGTGTTTCCTACAGTGAAACCTCCAGTGCCATTGTCGTAGTTTAGGTATTGTGGTGGAGCAGCAGAAGCACCCTCAAGTTGGATAAATCCAGAATCTTCAAGGAGGGGAAAAGAACCGTCTTCTGCGAGTATATAACCACCGATAGATGGATCAGCTATTTTTAAACTGTTGAGATATTTTACCGTCTCACCGTCAAATGAAATTATAAAAATCGGCGTTTTGTACGTTTCATCATTTTTGGTGTCAAATGCTGTTGTGGTTGTTAGCACTATATGACCTCGGTAAACGAAAATGTGTGCTGAAAATACTTTCCGGTGGTTTTGTAAACACCAGTATATTGCGGATCGAATGTTTTATCCAAAGTAACAACCGATGGGAAATAATCCTTGTGTCGGCAAGTATCTGATGTTTCATACGAATAAATTAAGTCTGTGGTTGAGGTAATGCTGACACCAGCATCTACAGAATCAACCAAGATTAGTTCAAACTCGTCATCTGCGTCTTCAGCTCTCAGAAAAAACACATCTCCGGCGGTTGCTCCGGTGGTTGATACAACCGGCACAACTTTCTGGCCGGCTGCGGCTGTTGAATCAAGTGTGGTGTTAAGTACATTGCCAGAATCAAGCGCAAACGAGAAAAGTTTCCCCTGCCTTGCCCATGACCACCACGCCCACAACGTGTACCAAACAGATTGAGAAAAATAGCAATTGAATTTATAGTCAAATCTGCCGTACATGTTCAGTATTTCGATTTTCCCAGACCCAGATTCGTTCATGTTGTAGTTCTGCTTCATAACCTGGTTCAGGCCGGTTCTACCCAGTTTGAGATCGATATTTATACTATTATATGTGATTCTTGGATCTGCCATTATATTAATGCCCTTGCAGATAGTGATTGGTTGATATAGACATCTCGATCATCTGCAGCGTTAATTTTTTCAACAAGCATATCGATATACCCCTCATCGCCCAGAATATCTCCGTGGATGTTTATGGTGAGTGTGCCGCGCTTTTCTTCTTCTGGAAGTGTGTCGTAGTCTGTCACACTTGTTGGCAATCCGGTTGCCGGTGATGCTGAATATGTGCCAATAGAACCCCCACCGCCACCACCACCTGGTTTCATGCTCATAATTGCATCTACCTGTGCAAAACCCGACGCAAGAGCAGCGGCAGCAGCGGCAATACCAAGCGCAGGGCCAACATATGGAATACTCGCCATTGCATTATAAGCACCCATTGCCGCAGAATATGTGTTTACAACTGTTTTGGCGATTTCAATTGCCTTGAATACTTCAAATGC